CCATGAAAGAGAAGGTTAGTTTCTTCTCTGTCATCTATGAAAAGTTTGATAGAACTTTAGATAAACTAGATGAGCGTCAAGTTGAAGACCGTAAAGAAATCAACGAAATGATGAACAAGCTGCAAGACAGTATCATGGAAGAGATTAAAGCTCTCAGAGATGATATGGCCAGGCAGCATGTAATTGAAAGACAAAAGATTGAGGATTTAAACAAATGGCGTTGGATCGTAGTAGGGGCAGCGGGTATCGTGGGTTGGCTAGTCGCTACATTTACGAAGACTTTCTTGGGCAAATGACGCCAGTAGATGCAATATATAATGCAGCGATGTGGGAAAAATATCTGGAGATAAAAGAAAGACAGGCGAAGCAAACACCTGCTGATACAAGTCTTCTATCAACAACACCAGAAGAAGTCCAAAGACAAATCGAACGATTCAGAGAACAACAAGAAAGAATACACATAGTAGTATGAGATTCAAGCAATTCCTAGAAAACTTTATGGATGGCCGTAACCCTCAAGATAAGGGTGATATGGCTCGTCATGGTTTGAAAGGTAAATCAATTGCTCAACTAAAGAAAGTTAGATCTTCAGATACAGCATCCCCAAGGCAAAAACAGCTTGCACATTGGTTCATCAATATGCATAGCAAAAGAAAGTAGTTGACCTTTTAGAGCGCGGTATGTATAATCAGCCATGTCGTCGTTCTGATAGGGTATTAGGATGTTGTGGATTGATATTAAGTATTGTAACCTTGCCTCTAGCAAGTTCCCCAGATATAAAGTAAAAAAGCAAAAGCCGTTCCAGGCTAACTTTCGCTGTGTTTACTGCGGCGACTCTAAGAATAATAAATATAAGACCAGAGGATACCTTTTGGAGAATTCTAAAGGGTATGTGGTATATCACTGCCACAACTGTGGTGTCTCTACGAGCTTCGACAGCGCTCTAAAATTTGTCGATCCAACACTACATAAGGAATATGTTCTCGAGAAATATAAGGAGAGAGCTACGCAAGTCGTTACCTCCACTGTTTCTGATAACGTATTCCAGCCTGATATGTCTAAGTTTGCTAAGAGGAGATTTGAGAAGTTTGAACCATTAAAAGAGCTTAAGAAGGTCTCCCAGCTACAACCAGACCATATTGCTAAGAAGTATGTGGTCAGTAGACAGATCCCTTCCAATAAGCACTATCTGCTTTACTACTGTCCTAAGTTTAAAGAGTTTACCAATAAGTTAATTCCTGGTAAGTTTGAGAACACAGATAACGATAGTGGTAGATTGTTGATACCATTGATTGACCGAGAAGGTACAATGTTTGGATATCAGGGTAGAGCTCTTAATAACGATAAGATTAGATACATAACAATCGTCTTAGATGAAAGTAAGCCAAGGTTGTTTGGTCTAGATACAATTGACACAAAGCAGGATGTCATTGTTGTAGAAGGACCTATCGATTCGTTATTCCTACCAAATGCTATTGCTATGGCTGGTGGTGACAATGGTGATATAGAGAAGATTGGTTTAGATGATAAATTAATATTCTGCTTCGACAATGAGCCTAGAAACGTAGATACTGTCAAGCGTATGAAAAAGATGATAGATAAAGGATACAGAGTAACTTTTTGGCCAAGTAACATTCAGCAGAAAGATGTTAATGATATGGTGCTAAATGGGTTGAGTCAAGAAGAGATTTCAGGTATAGTATACAGAAATGCAAAGAAGGGTATGCAAGCCCTATTAGAATTACAAAAATGGAAGAAAGTGCAATGAGTGAAAAGAAAGAACCAAAAATTTGGACTACTAAGGTAGTCGAAGAAGAAGAGACAGGCGAACTTGTTATTTTATTTCCTGACGACCTCATGAGTAGTGTAGGTTGGAAAGAAGGTGATATGTTAGCATGGGTTATGTCAGATGATGGAATGTCATGCTATATTCGTAAATTACAATCACCCGAGGATTAATAATGGAACACCTAGGAATCAAGATCGACCTCTCCCGCGATAGTTTATTCGACGATCATGGCCTAAAGAGATTACGTGAATCATATATGAAGGATGATGAGCAATCACCTCAGCATCGCTTCGCTTTTGTATCTAAGGCATTTGGTTCTAATGATAAGCACGCTCAGAGACTTTATGACTATGCTTCTAAGCATTGGTTGTCATACTCTACACCTATTCTTTCTTATGGTAGAACAACTAAGGGTCTACCTATTTCATGTTTTCTTAACTACATGGATGACTCTAGTCAAGGCCTTGTAGACACTCTTTCAGAAACCAACTGGCTATCAATGCTTGGCGGCGGTGTTGGTATTGGTCTAGGTATTAGAGCAGCTGACGAGAAGTCCACAGGCATCATGCCTCACCTAAAGATCTATGATGCTTCTTGCTTGGCCTACCGCCAAGGTAGAACACGTAGAGGTTCATATGCTGCTTACCTAGACATTTCTCATCCAGATGTTATTTCATTCCTGGAAATGAGAAAGCCAACTGGTGACCAGAACATTCGTTGTTTGAATCTTCACCATGGTATCAACATTAGCGATAAGTTCATGCAGATCATTGAGAAGTGCATGACTGACCCACAAGCTGACGATACATGGGAACTGATTGATCCATTCTCACAGCAGGTTAGAGAGAAGGTATCAGCCAGAGAACTATGGCAGAAGATTCTTGAACTAAGAATGATGACAGGTGAACCATACCTTCACTTCATCGACACATCTAATAGATACCTACCACAATGGTTGAAGGATAAGGGTCTATCGGTTAAGCAATCAAACCTTTGCTCTGAGATTATTCTACCAACAGACAAGAAAAGAACAGCTGTTTGCTGTCTATCGTCTGTCAACCTAGAGTACTATGATGAGTGGAAGGATGATAAGAAGTTCTTGCATGATGTTGCTGAAATGTTGGATAATGTTCTCCAGCACTTTATCGACAATGCTCCAAAGCCAGTTGCTAGGGCAATCTATTCAGCAACAAGAGAAAGATCTATTGGTGTTGGTGCTTTAGGGTTCCATGCCTACCTTCAAAAGAATATGCTTGCATTTGAGGGTGCAATGGCTAAGTCAGCTAACATCAGAATGTTTAAGAACATCCGGGAGAAGTTAGATGAAGCAAATAAAAAGTTGGGCGCTGAGCGTGGCGAGGCTCCAGATGCGGTGGGGACTGGGTTTCGTTTTAGCCACCTTATCGCCGTGGCTCCTAACGCTTCTAGTTCTATCATCATGGGAAACACATCTCCTTCGATAGAACCTTATAGAGCCAATGGCTTTAGACAGGATACATTATCTGGTGCATACTTCTACCGCAACAAATACCTAAATGCATTACTTGCCACAAAAGGCTTAAGTGAAGAGAAGTTAGCAGAAGTGTGGTCTTCTATTATTGCTAATGATGGATCCGTACAACATTTGGATATTCTTGAGGAGTATGAGAAAGATGTATTTAAGACTGCAATGGAAATTGATCAAAGATGGATCGTTGAGCATGCTGCCGATCGCCAGCAGTTTATTGACCAGGGTCAGTCAGTTAACCTATTCTTCAGACCAAACGCTAACATTAAGTATCTTCATGCTGTACACTTTATGGCATGGAAGCACGAATTGAAGACCCTATATTATTGTCGTTCTGAAAAGATCGGTAAGGCAGATAAAGTTGCCAAGAAGATCGAACGTGAAATCATTCAGGAAATAGACATTAAAGCACTAACCGAAGGCACAGAGTGCCTAGCATGCGAGGGATAACAAATGGCAGACTATAAGTTTAAAGAACCAGTCGTACAAGCAATGCAGATTAACGAAAATGATTTTGAAGTAATCTATAATTGGGCTTTGCAAGATAATGCTGCATCCGATAAGACAGACACGAGCTTTAAGTTACAAGGTGATGGAGAGTTCTACATCGTCAAGAAAGATAGTAATGTGTGGGTTATGAAGATGGGCACCTTGTGGCTTGCAATGAGTGATAAGCGTATGCAACAGTTGTTCCAGGCTGTATAACAATGAGCTACAAAGTAATCAAGTTTTACGCTACATGGTTCCCAGCATGCCATCATGTTGATCAAGTACTTGATAGCATTGAGAACAAACCAGACATTACTAATGTTGACATTGAAGAACAAGAGGAGTATGCTTCAGGGTTCAATATTAGAGGACTACCAACACTAATTAAATTTGATAGCAATGATCAAGAGATTAGTAGAAAGGTGGGTTTAGTATCTAAAGAAGAACTAGAGACGTGGTTAAATAATGAGAGCTGAAATCAGGGATGACTTCATTGGTGTATTCCATGATGCATACACCAAAGAACAATGTGATAAATATATCCGCTTTTTCAAGAACGCTGAGAAAGCTGGTATGGTTGTTAATAGACAAGTAAGTGAGAATGTAACGCCATTCTCTAAGGATGATCTGTCAACAACAGCAAACGGTACTCATCTATCCGATTGGATTTTAGAGAAGCATCCTGAGATTGCTGAAGTATATTCTCATTCTCAAGAATTCACTAATGCGTTGATGAATAACTGCCTAAAGGAATACTGCAGAAAGTATCCTGGTCTTGCTGGCTTTCCAGATGCTGAGAAAAAGGTATCAATACAAGATACAAAGATACAGAAGACTGTTCCTGGGCAGGGATATCATGTGTGGCACCACGAGCATGGAACAAGTGGTAGAGCACCAAGAAGATTGTTAGCATTTTCACTATATCTTAATGACGTGGCTGAAGGTGGCGAGACAGAATTCCTATATCAGAAAGTAAGATTTAAACCAATTATGGGCCAGATGTTAATTTGGCCTTCGTACTTCACACACGCTCATAGAGGCAATCAGCCATTGAGTGGTGAGAAGTATATTATCACAGGGTGGATAGAAAAATGACAACAAAACAAGAATTAACTCTCATGGATGAGAGAAGCTACTTCAAGCCTTTCAGTTATCCTTGGGCATATGAGGCATGGCTAAAGCATGAGCAGAGCCATTGGTTACATACAGAAGTGCCAATGCTAGAAGATTCAAAGGATTGGAAGAATAAGTTAAACGATAATGAAAAGAAGTTCTTAACCCAGATCTTCAGATTCTTCACCCAAGGTGATATTGATGTTGCTGGTGGTTATATCAAGACCTACCTTCCATTCTTTCCTCAGCCTGAAGTAAGAATGATGTTGGCTGGCTTTGCTGCTCGAGAGGCACTCCATGTTGCTGCCTATTCTCATTTGATTGAGACTCTAGGTATGCCAGAAGATACATACAATCAGTTCCTCGAATATCAAGCGATGAAGGAAAAGCATGACTATCTAGCAAAGTTTACAAAGAGTGATAAGAAGAGAATTGCACAGAACATTGCTGCATTCTCTGCCTTCACTGAAGGTATGCAATTGTTTAGTTCGTTCATTATGTTATTGAATTTCCCACGACACGGCAAGATGAAAGGAATGGGCCAGATCATTACTTGGAGTATCGTTGATGAGACTCAACATGCTGAAGCAATGATCAAATTGTTCAGAACCTATATCGAAGAGAATAGGGAGTTGTGGAATGATGAACTCAAATCTGAAATTTATACTATTGCAACTAAGATGGTCGAATTGGAAGATCAATTTATTGATTTGGCGTTCGAGGGGGGAGAGATGGAGAATCTTACTTCGGAAGACGTCAAGAAATATATCCGATACATCGCTGATCGACGTCTCATATCGCTTGGGATGAAGGGCATCTTTAAGGTAAAGAAGAATCCACTTCCATGGGTTGAGGAGATGATTAATGCTCCTACCCATACTAACTTCTTTGAGAACAGAGCTACAGATTATGCCAAGGGTGCGCTATCAGGCTCTTGGGAGGATGTTTGGGCAGCGTAATTGTAAGAGGCCATAAAATAAAGGGCGACACAGTTATTGGTGGCGATAGTGTTGAATTGGATAAATCTAATAGAAGAGCGCCTAGTGGAATGGGAAAGATAAGACACGCCTATATCATTTACATTGATAGGCCAGAGTCTATTGAATATGCCAATCAATGTGCCAAATCATGCGAGCAGCATGGTATGCCTTATACCTTGTGGAAAGGTATTGACATGCGTGAAACCAGAGGTGAAGACCTAGAGAAAGAAACTGGTTTCACTTGGACAGCAAGAAACAGTGAGATGGGTTGTACTGCAAGCCATCTAAAGCTTTGGCATACTATTGCTGAGCAGCCCCATGCTTGTTGTGTGTTTGAACATGATGCTGTTGTAAGACATAACTTCTATGATTATGAGATTCCTGACAACAAGTTAGTCATGCTTGGGTATAGAGTACTTAAAGCAGAAGACTATGAATATCCAGGTGGC